TCGCGGGGATCCTGCTGGACGAGTTCCTTTCCTTAGTGACTCCCCAGCAGATAATAAATATATGAAAATCGTTGTCATTCTATCCGGTGGAATTGATTCCACAGTCCTGCTCCACTCTTACTTGCACAAGCAGCAAGACGAAGTGCGGGCCCTTTCTATCAACTACGGCCAGCGGCACGTGCTGGAACTAGCCTACGCCGAAATCCAAGCATCCCGGGCGAAGGTCCCCTGGGCCTGTGTGGACTTGAGCAACCTGCGGGACGTCTTGCCCGGCTCCAGCCAAACCGATTCCAGTGTCGAGGTTCCCCACGGTCACTATGCTGAGGAGTCAATGAAGCAGACAGTCGTTCCCAATCGAAATATGATTCTCCTGTCCGTTGCTATTGGCCACGCCATTGCGCACCAGTGCGACGCCGTAGCGTATGCAGCCCACGCTGGGGATCATGCTATCTATCCGGACTGCCGGCGCGAGTTTGTCCAAGCCATGCAGGGCGCCGCTCAGTTGTGCGACTGGCGGAGGATTGATTTGCTTTCTCCCTTTGTGGACTTCAGCAAAGCCGACATCGTGGAGCAGGGCGAGCTGCTGGGCGTGGATTTTTCCAAAACCTATAGCTGCTATGAAGGCAACGAAATCCACTGCGGGAAGTGCGGGACCTGCACGGAGCGCAAGGAAGCTTTCGAGCTGAACTCGATTAAGGACCCGACCCAGTATAGAGCTTGAGGCTTGCGTCGGGGAACTTCCTTCCTTATGTTCCCCCGCATGGAAATCAAAAACGAACTTAACGCCCGGGACTTCGGCGCCCTGGGCAACGGCCAAACCCACCCGTTGCGCTGGAGCTTTGAAACGCTGCCCCTCGCCCAAGAAAAGTATCCGCACGCGCTGAGCTTAGACGACGAGCTGGACTGGGCTGCGATCCAACTCGCTTTCTACTCCGCCCGTGAATACGTGCGGAGCACCTTAGCCCGCGGGGAAGGTGCGGGCATCCACCGCACGGGAACGTCCTTCGCTCCGCCCGTCTTCATCCCGCCCGGGCGGTTTATGATCAACCGCCCCATCAAAGTCTATCCGCACTGCTCCGCTTACGGGTGTGATTGGGGCGGGTCCCAACTGCAATGGGTCAGCGGGAAGGAGGCGCCCGAGCCTATGGCCACAAATCCACAAGGCATCATGTTCGTCGGCCCGACCCTTAAGCGTTCCTGCATCTTGTGGCTGCAAGGGGACGAGGAGTGGCCCGCCGGCAGCAAGCTGCAAGTCGCTGGCATGGTCAATTCCATCCGCGGCCTCGGTTTCAAAACTCATGAGGGCCCGGGCATCTATATCGGCTCCAACCAAAACCAATTAACGATCCGGGATTGCTGGTTCAATGGCTATGGCGACGGCCCTACTGGTTTAGGAATCGTGGCCAACGTCCGCGACTCCTCCCAGCAAACCAGCAATCTCTTCCTGCACCACTGCCAAATGGAAGGCTGCGCAGCCGCCGTGGTGCTGGACCGCGTGGCCATCGGAGAAATTCACAACCTGCAAATCGATTCCTGCGGAGCGGGCATTTACGTGGGCTCTACAAAGTCAGCCAGCATCAACCAAAATAAAATCACCTGCCTGATCCCTAACCCCGCCCAGCCTTTCCTCTACGGCATCCACGTGGGCTGCGCTATTTCTACTTCTATCTCTAACAACATTATTGAGGACGTGCAACGCTCCGCGATTAAAGTGCTGGGCCGCGCAGTCAATATCACGGGCAACACAATTACCGGAGCAGGCGGCGGCCTAAAACCCGGCTGGGCCATCCACGTCGTCGGAACCTCCCAGCAGTTTGGCGGGAACGTAAAAGAGCTGCGCAATCAAAACGGCCCTTACACGATTGAGAACAACACCTTTGACCAGCCCGGCTCCGCAACTCCGGTCCTCTTAGACGCGGACCCCGGCCAGCCTATCCTCGTATGAGCAAGCGCAACGGCAGCAGCAAACCGCAGAAGAAGCCCGTCATCCGCAAGGGCAACTTCCGCCCCTTTAAGAAATGCACGCAGGAGGAGAAGCAGCGCCGCATGGATTTGATTGCGGACTGGCTTAACGAGCGCCCTATCCTGGATGGCAAGCTAAAGAAAAGGATCCGGCAGGAGTTTGATTTAGATTTCAGGCAAGCGGCTTTTTATATCGCTAGTGTCAAAGAGAAATTACTCGAACGATTAGGCCGCACCAAAGACGAGTGGAGGATCGAGTCTCTTTCCTTCTATGAAAAAGTGATACGCGCTGCGGACGCCACCTACGCCGACAAAACAAGGGCAAGGGAGCGGGTAGATAAACTCCTCGGTTTAGACATGCCTTCCCAAATGGAAGTTAAGCACAGTGGAGGCGTAGTCCATACCGACTCCGTTGATATTGCTTCTCTAAATCTCCCCATCGAAACCCGCAAACTCCTCCTAGAGGCCGTGCGGGAGAAATACAACCCCGATGCCGACACTGAGCGAAGCCAATCTCCTGCGTAGCATCACGCAGGAGTCCTTCTACGAGTTCCTAAAAGAGTTTTGGGACCTCATCGTCTCCGAGCCTCCCATCCTTAACTGGCACGTCAAAGTCCTGTGTGATGAATTGCAAGAAGTAGCGGAGCCCGTATTCCAAGGCTTCCCCAAGGAGCACGACCTAGTGATCAACGTCCCGCCCGGCTCCACAAAGTCCACTATCTGCTCCCAAGCTTTTCCCGCTTGGTGCTGGACCCGGATGCCATCCGCTAAGTTCATTTGCGGCTCCTATGCGCACCAAGTAGCTCTTAAGGACTCCCTGAAAACCCGCGACCTAGTGCAGTCGGAGAAGTATCAGCGCACCTTCCCCGGGGTCTTCCTGCGGGAGGACGAAAACACCAAGGGCCTTTTTACTAACACCCAAATGGGTTTCCGCTTGTCCGTGGGCGTGGGCGGGTTGGTTACGGGCTATCACGGTCACTTCCTCATTGTCGATGATCCGCTAAACCCGGAGGAAGCTTTCTCGGAAGCGGAGCTGAAGTCCGTAAAGCGCTGGATGACCAACACCCTTCCCACCCGCAAGGTGGACAAGCTAGTTACTCCCACAATACTAATCCAACAGCGCCTCCACCAAGCGGATCCCAGCGGGGAGATGCTCACGCAGAAGATGGGCAAGGTGCGGCATATCTGTTTGCCCGGGGAGCTGACCGACAGTGTTTCCCCGCCGGAATTGCGTTCCTTATATGTAGACGGCCTGTTGGATCCCGTGCGGGCCCCGCGGGAAGTGCTGGAGAAGCAAGCCAAGGAAATGGGAGCTTACGGCTACGCTGCGCAGATCCTCCAGGACCCTGTGCCCTTAGGCGGAGGCATGTTTCAAATATCAAAGATCGAGCTGCTGGAAGTCCTTCCCCCTATCCGCGGCCGCACAATCCGGAGCTGGGACAAAGCCGGCACGCAGGGTGGCGGGAACTGGTCTGTGGGAGTAAAGATGACAGTGGACGAAGAGAAGGGGCTCTTCACGGTGCTGGATGTTGTGCGGGGCCAGTGGGGATCTACCCAGCGGGAGAATATGATTAAACAAACGGCTTTGATGGACGGAGTAAACGTTCGGATCGCTTTAGAGATTGAGGGTGGTAGTGGAGGCAAGGAAAGTGGCGAGAACACGGTGCGCAACCTAGCTGGCTACTCAATTCTTCCCTACCACCCTACTGGGGACAAAGAATCACGCGCCTACCCTTTCAGCTCCCAGGTGGGAGCGGGCAACGTGCGTTGCCTCAACCGGGAGTGGACGAAAGAGTATTTGGATGAGCTGCGCTTCTTTCCCTACTCCCGCTACACCGACCAAGTGGACGCCAGCTCGGGCGCCTTCAACCGCCTCGTGCGCAAGAAGGTTAGGGTGGGAGGAATGAAGTGAACGCTAAGCCTCCGCACAATATTGACAAGCGGCTGGTGCGCTGCCTCAAGTGCGGGAATGAATTCTGGCTGCACGTGGAGCACGTTTGTTTTATGAAAGACTATTCACAGTTTGGGGAAACAACGATCCTGTATGACTTAGTGAACCAGGTGCTAGACGCGGGCGGAGACGTCCCGCCCGTGGCTGTAGAAATAGGCGCTGGGGACGGCTATCACTTGTCCAACATCCGGGGACTTATGGAGCACGGCTGGGACGGCTGGCAGTATGACTTTGATCCCGCGGGTCCGGCGTTGGTAGTCCAGGAATACGTCAACGCGGAGAACGTCAACGGGCTGACGCCCTTTCGGGCGGGCTGGGGCGTGGGAGTGCTCAGCATCGATGTGGACGGGAACGACTACTGGATTTGGAAAGCGCTGCTTAGCGAGCCCAGCTTAGTGTGCATCGAGTTCAACCCCACCCTAGCGGGGTGCGTGACCATCCCCTACGATCCTAAGCACGTGTGGAACAAGGCCGACAATTACTTTGGGGCCAGCTTTGGAGCGCTAAGGGCCCTAGGACGCGCGAAGGGTTACAAGCTGCTGGCCAAGACGCATTGCAACCTAATCTTTGCCCGGCACGAACTGTGGCCGGACCCGGAGCCCTGGCTGGAGCACGAGCTCGTGGCTTGCTTCCCCGCTTCCGACAAACTATTTCTGAGCTTATGAGAACACTCGGCAAGGGACACACCATCCAGGTCCACGATCACGGCTTCGTCCGTTACATTGATCACATGGGCCGCGACATTGATATCGTGGAGGCGGCCCGTGTTTCCTACGCTGCTCCCAGCAAGGGGGAGCAGGCAGACAAGAAGCTGCTCCACTACTTGTTCAAGAACAAACACACCTCGCCCTTTGAGATGTGCAAAATCAAGTTTAATATCAAGATGCCCATATTCGTGATGCGCCAATTCATCCGGCACCGGATGCAAAACGTGAACGAGGTGTCGGCTCGCTACACCGAGCTCAAGGACGAGTTCTTTATTCCTAAGTCGTGGCGTCGCCAGGATACAAAGAACAAGCAAAGCAGTGTTGAAGGAGATTTTGAGCCTACTCTTACCATTCCAGGAAATGCTTTCAAAGACGTTCCTGTTTCCGAATATCTTAAGGAGCATTTTAACGAGGTATATGAGCTTTATCAGCATTTGTTGAAAGCAGGAGTGGCGCGTGAGCAAGCTCGCATCGTGCTCCCAGTTGGCATCTACACGGAGTTCTACACGTGCTGGGACTTGAACAACTTGCTCAAATACTTTGCCTTGCGGGATGATCCCCACGCACAAGGGGAACATCAGGACTACGCTAAAGCTATGAAGGAAATCACCCGCCAGTGCTTCCCTTGGGTGATGGACATTTACGATCAAGTGGCTAGTGTTCCGGTATGAAGAAAACATTGCTGCTCCTTCCACTGCTCCTGTGCGGGTGCGTCACCTCACAGAAGAACCTCGTTGCGCTCGTTAAAGCTTTGTCGCAGGACCCGGCCACAGCCTATATCCACATCGTGTCCCCAACCTTTGGGAACATAACGATCATGCGCACCAACCCCGGGACTAACACTATCCCGCACGCGATTAAGCCCGATGGCAACGTGTCTGTGGGCAAGCTCCCGCCCTGAAGGGATAAGGCGCCGCTGCCGCCGATGCCCGTGCGGCCCTTGTTCCGGGGTTTCAACCAACCTGCTCCCCAGTCTGCCCCTAGGTAAAAATCCTTGCACGCCCAGCGGAGGCGGGTAGGTTTGCCGGCGTGACTGCAAAACAAAAGCCCACCACCCAGTTCGCTAACTTAATCCGCAACGCCTACACCTCGCGCCAGGCTTGGCTGCGCAAGCTGCTGGATCCGCGGCGGGACTTAGACTTGGAGTGTGGCTACCCCGCGGCCCTCACCACTGCCGACTACTATCAGCTTTGGCTGCGGGGTGACATCGCGGCCCGCGTCGTGTCCGTCATCCCGGAGGAAACGTGGAGCGACGATCCGGACGTTTATGAAACGGAGGACGCGGAGGAGACCGAGTTTGAAAAGGCTTGGACGGAGCTGAACAAGCGCCTTTCTGTCTTTAGTTACTTGCTGCGGGCGGACGTGCTGAGTGGCATCGGCCGCTTTGGGGTAGTGCTGATTGGGCTGGACGACGGGGCGGCGCTCAACGAACCCATAGAGGGCATGATTGAGACGGAGGAGCAGGCTGGAAGCCCGCCCGAGCGCAAGCTCCTGTTCTTGCGCCCGCTGGATGAGTCCCTAGTCACCGTCAAAGCGCTGGAGACGGACCTGACCAATCCCCGCTACGGGCAGCCGACTTCTTATCAAATTCAGTTTGCTGACACGGCCCTAGAACATAGCTCTACGAAGGCGGCCGAGGTTCATTGGTCCCGCATCATTCACATCGCAGACAACCGGACCAACAGTGAAATCTACGGCACGCCGCGAATGGAGAAGTGTTTCAACAGGCTGCTGGACTTGCGCAAAATAGCGGGCGGGTCCGGCGAAATGTTTTGGAAGGGCGGGTTTCCGGGCTACTCCTTGGAAACGGCTGCGGGCAACGGGGAGGAAGACGTAGAGCTGGACGTGGAAGCCACGAAGGCGCAGATGACGGCTTATATGGACGGGCTCCAGCGCTACATAGCGACGGTGGGACTGCAAGTGAAGTCGCTGTCCGTAGAGATTGCGGACCCACGCCCGCACGTGGAAGTCCAGCTCAAGCTCATCGCCTCCGCCCTCGGGGTGCCGTGGCGGGTCTTCATCGGATCAGAAGCGGCCCAACTCGCGAGCGAGCAGGATACCAAAACTTGGAACAGACGCCTGACCCGGCGAAGGCTGAACTATGTAAACCCCTTTATCGTGCGGCCCTTTGTGGAGCGGCTTATTGCTGTGGGCGTGCTCCCGCCGCTGGCGGAGGAGAACAGCCTTTACGTGGACTGGCCGGATTTGAATTCTCCCAGCGACTTGGAGAAGGCGGACGTTTCCAGCAAGAAGACAGACGCGCTGGCCAAATACGTGCAATCCGGGGTTGACACCCTTATGCCGCCTTTCCTTTACTTGACGCTGGTGCTGGGGATGGATGACGAGGAAGCTCAAGCCGTTGTGGACGCGGCGGAGGAGCAAATTGGAGAAGAGGAGGGCGGACTGCTGGGCCGGGCTAATCCGGAGCCGGAAATACCCCTGGGACCCAATGGACTGCCCCTGGTCCCCGCCGCGGCTGCGGGAGCTAATGGCAACGGCAAGCCTACGCCTGCTTTTCCGCCCCAGCGCTAGTTATGTTCGCTTTCCGCTTAAAGATGGCGCCCGGGGCCCGCCCTGTGCTGAATTTCGCTATCCCTAGGCTGATATACAATCGCGCCAACCCGCTGCGCAAGGATCCCACCCGAACGACCGGGATCCGCAAGCGATTCCTAGCGGAAATGAAAGCCCGGTTCCGGCTGCTCAAAGCCCACGTCCAGGAGTTTATGGTGGAGCAGGACGCGCTGGGCCTGGGGGAAAAGAAGAACCCCTGGCTCAATGCGCGTGAGTTCCAGTTCCGCACGGATCCGGGCAAGATGACGGCCTTCCAGGAGTGGCTCCAACAGCAAATCAGGGAGGACATTCTCAGCGTGCGTCCGGGCTCCACGCTGCCTAGCATGGCCCAGGGACCTTGGACCGCGCAGTATATCGAGTCGGCCTACAAGCAGGGGCAGCTCAACGCTTACCTAGCCACCCGCTCCGCCTTGTCCCCTACGGACCCGAACTTCATCAGCGCCTCCCAAGCCGAGTTCCTGCGGAGCAGCTTTAACCAGCCCGAAACCCTTTCCAAAATCGAGCTGCTCGCTACCCGCTCCTTCGAAGACTTGAAGGGTGTGACCGCGGCGATGGGTGCAAACATGAATC